TCGGTGGCGGCATCCACGCGGCCCATCGGGGCGAAGCGCGAACTGACGGTCTGCATCTCGACGGAACCGAACTGGTCAACGGGGCTGGCTTGCTTGCCGACATGGGAACCGGTCATCACGGAACCACGCAGCTTGCTACCCTTCTGCTGCAGAAGCAACTGGATGTTCGAGCTATACTGCTGAACATAATGGGTGGGGATATTCACAGACATGATTGTCTCCTAACGAGTAACGAAAAAGTTATTCCCTTAGAAAGGGGGGAATTGGCCTTGGCGTTCCCTCGTCAGAGGTGCCAGATTGCTGCGTCTGACCCCGGGGCCGTCCGGTCTTTTTCCGAACAGGTGTATCCGAGTTGTCGGGGATATTATCACAAAACAGCTTTGTGTAAAGTGTTTCGGTGACGTTGGCGACCTCTACTGCCCGATCATGCACCGTCGAGCTAACCAAGGTCGCCGCTACTTTGAGGCATTCGAGTTTGAGGTTCTCGCTCATGACGGGTATGCCATCTCATGGAGTTTGTCCCACTCGGCCTTCGCCTGGGCGTTGCCGGCCAGCAGTTTGGCTGAGAACTCCTTGTCCTGCCGCAACTGACTGATCTTCGCCTGGGCGGCATTCGGAGTCTTGGGTTGATACGATGCGGCGCCGCTACCACCATCGGTGTAGGTGTCCTCACCCATGCTCGAGCCGATCTCGGCAAACATCTTCATCGCCTTGTCGAATCCGATAGCCTGTGTCAGTTTCTGCAGATCCGTATCACCGAACCCGACCTTCTCGCTGATCTTGCGGATCGCGTCCCCGGCAAGGGCATCGTTCTTGTCGTATGCCATGCCCCAATCCCGGCGCAGGTTTTTCTCCTGCTCGGCAACTTGGGCCTTTGAAGCCTCGACCATCTTGGTCGAAGTCTCCTGACCGTACTGGTTGTTCCACTCGACCAATGCCCGGGCCTGCTGCGGGGTCAGTCCGACTTCATGGAACTTGGCAGCAGCGGCATCAGCGTAGTCACGCGGCACCCCATCGGGTAACTTGATGTCGTACCCCTTGGCATCTGCCGGCCGGCCGAGTTTGTTGAAGAAGGAATCGAGTTCCGTCTTGTCTGCCTTGTCCCAATCCGGGATCTTGGCAAGTCGCTCCTGCGGCACACCCATGTACTTTTCGGCGTTGCGGAACCCTTTGATCGCGTTGTCGAGCGCAGCCATCGGGTCCAGCTTGGTCATCCCACGGTTCTCCAACCAACCCTTGGTGTCCGGGTCGTACCCTTCGAACCACTGCTTCTCGCCGGTAGGGGCGGCAGGGGTAGTCAGTGCGGCAGATGCCGGTGTTGCAGCGGGTGCGCTGGGGGTTGAAGTCGCGCCGTCCCCGCCAGGTGCGGAGGCAGTGGTTTCAGACATGGTTTATCCTTTCCTTGTGTAGTAGTGCCAAATGTCCTGATCGGTCATCTGGAGGTGGTGCTGGAGTCGATTCCATACTTCTTTCCTGCCTTCCAGCAAGGCATGAACTCTTTGATCTGGATCAAACGTACTCTCATGGGCGCGGCAGAACCGCGCCAAATCCTCGAGGACGAACCTGACATCCTGATTCTCAAGGTCGAATACCCGCTTGTACGCTAGTCTGCGCTGGGTCAGGTAATCCCGCGCCTTCTGTTCTTCGCTCATGCGGGTGCGCCGACCCCTTGCTTCATCATCGAAGCCATCGCAGGCGCGGCATCAATCAGTTGCTGAGTTGCCTGCTGCTGCTGCCGGCCAGCCCGAATCTGCTCGACGGTCTTCGGATCATTGATGAACCGGACCGGCATGGCATTGATGTCTGCCAACTCGGGGATGATCTCATCGAAGTTGAAGTGGTCGAAGATGGTCGGGTTCTGTGAGTTGGCAGCAATCTCTGCCGCCCACTGAATCGTCCGCATACTGCCGGCGCCCTCTTCTGCCTTCTGCGCCCTGGATAGTGGTGAGTCGTACTCAACCTTGTACTCACCTGCCGCCTCACGCAACGCCCCCGGCATCGGAGGCAGTTTCCCCTGACGGATCAGGATGTCGAGTTCACGCTCGATCATGGGGCCGAGCAGTTCAGACTGTTGCCGGCCCATCGTCGGCGCCAGCAGCGCACCCTTCTCTCGCGCCCTCTCCATCACCTCGGTGGCAGTCATCTGCGGCGAGTCGACAAGAATCTGGAACAGCGTGACGAGGAACGCGTCATTGACTGCCATGCGCTCGTCCTCCATCATGTCCCGGGCAATCGCCAGGTTCCCCGTCGGCAGCGCATGGACAAGTGCGCGCCCCTCGGAAGAGACACCACCTGGGTTGATGGCACCTGGTTTCAGCGAGAACCCGTCAAGCACACCATCGTCGTAGGCCAGCAGTACCGGATCGACGGTGCGGTGACCTTGCTTCAGCACGGTCTTCTTCTGCTCGTTCAGCGTCTTGATCGCCGGCAGCACCAACATCGCAGGGGACCGACCATAGATCTCGCCTGGGGTGGTGCTGTAGCGACTGACCGGAATCGGGAAGGTGTTGTACCCGCTCTCGCTGAGAGTCACACGACCCTCACACGAAACATAGGCCGAGTAGTAGTCCATCCCCTTGAAGTTCATCGCCCCTTCGACCTTCTCGGTGTTGGGACGGATGCAGTGGATGATCTCGTAGTCCTTGTCCTCGGGCATATCGGCGCGGTCCCGGATCTCCTTGGGAACCTTGTCGCCCCACTTCTGCACCATCTGCCGCGCCTTCATGGTGAAGATGCGATAGACAGTGTCGATGATCCCCTGGTGGTTCTCGCAGAAATACACTTCACCGAGGAACATCGTCTTGTAGCGAATGCCGTTCTTCCTGCCGGCCATGTCGACCAAGTCATCGATGAAGATCGACCCCGTACCGAATGCTCCCAGAGAGGTATAGACCTCATGCTGTTGGGACGCGAAGTTCGCCTGGGGTGCGTATCGCTACTTGAACAGGATCCGCGTAGCGTCCTCGAACCACAGGCGCACGGCACGGTCCTTCATCAGGTACGGGTCACTCGGCGCCAGCCGGTGCCAAGTCTGCTGCCGGGGAGTCAGCATCGACTCCATAGCTGATGCAAACCGGCTCAGGGCAATGGCACCCGTGGAGTCGAACACCTCCTGGTTACGCTTCTCACCTTTCGAGATGTTGCCGGTGCCGTTGAATGCCGTCGAGTAGTTGGGCAGGATGCGCTCGGCAATCTCTTCCCAATGGGATTCCCAGTTGACCCGGAGTCCCTGCAACTGATTAGCCTTCTTGATGATCGCTTCAGCGACCGAGTCATCTCGAATCATGATCAACTCCCAAGGAGTTTCTTCCGCGCCAGCGTGGGATCCTGCTGCTCCTGATCAGCCTCAGTCAGCATGGTACTGGCACGGCCGGCGGCCAGGCTGCGCCGCTTGCGTTCAGCAGCAGCTGCGGCAGACACTTCAGCACTGTTGTCGTAGCTCGGAGGAGGGGGCGGGGGAGGAGGGGTGGGTGCGGAACTACCGCCAAAAAGACCACTCATGTCATTCTCCTTGAAGAGGGATACCCCATATACTACCCGAAAACCTTGTAGTCAAGGTCGTTTGCGATGCGGGACTCCTTGCGAAACCCCGTTCTCATGTCGATCCGCGCCACAGGACGGGCGAATGTCTGGAGCAGTGCCTCGGCAATGTCAGGCGACCGGATACCCCGCTTCTTCATCTCGTCCTTACTCTCAATCATCAGCTGCCCGGTGGTCGGGTGCCAGGAGTACTGTGGTCCCTTGAGGTCATCGGCCAGGTCACGGTCGTTGGGTATCGAGCCGATGTCGAGCCACTCCTTGAATCGGTCCCACATCTCGACCCGCTTGCTCCGGTACTTGTTCTTGTCATCCGGGCTGGCACCTGCCTGCACCTCGATGATCTTGAACCGCATGGCTCTCAACGTGTCGACCACCCCACCACCGACCCCGCCCCCGTCGACGAAGATCGCTGCAGGGTTGTGCTTAATCGCTGCTGCCGCCACATGCCGCGCCAACTCATGGGTGTCGATGCGGTGATACACCTGGTGCGGTATCGACCGGGCATCGCGACCCTGACGAAACGCGATGACGCTACGGTCCTCACCGAATCGGGCAACGTCCACCCCCATGACCAAGGGTGCGCCGGCATCGACCTCAATCGACCGGGTCATGGCATCGTCCACCGTCACACTGTCGATGAACTGCTGCGAGCCGGTGCGTGGGAACTCACCCTTGACCTCGACCCGGGTGACGTCGTGGTCCTCACCGTACTTCGCCGCGATGCGGTCATAGACTGTCTTGTCGACTCCCTCCACCGTGCGACTGTCGACGTTCGCTACCGACCAATACTCCCGCTCTTTGTGGAAACAGTCGTAAAACTTCCCACTCGAGCGTCGTGGATTGCTGATCGTCAGCCACAGGCGCAGTGGCGCCAAGTCCGTGAAAAACCCCTCGCTCACCGACCAGATGCTGTCAGCCACACCCGATGCCTCGTCCATCTGCAGCATCATGCCGATCTGACTGTGCGCCCCGGCAAACGCGTCCGGGTTCTCCATCGACCACGACTGC